TATTCTTTTTTATTTTTATATATTATTTTAAATATATATATTTTTTAAAAAAAAAAAAAAATGGCAAGAGTAGTAAAATTAATTATGACTAGTACATCAAATAATAATAAATATTATACGATGACTGATAATGAAAATGATACATTTACAGCAGAATATGGTAGAGTTGGTTCTAATCCACAAACTAAAACATATCCTATGCATAAATGGGATAGTACTATTAAAGCAAAAACAAAAAAAGGTTATGAAGATCTAACTGAACTTTTTATAGTAGAATCTAATACTGATGGAACAACTACTAAAAGAAAAGCGGTTTTTAAAGATTTTTTACCATCTAGAACTCCTTTAGTTGTTGAAATTGTTAAAAAATTACAAGGATGGGCTAAAGGTAGTATTGCTGAAAATTATAATGTTACATCCGAAGAAGTAAGTCAAAAACAAATAGATTATGCTCAAAATATTCTAAATGAATTAGTAGCTTATAATTTAACTAAAGATAATATTGATGAATTTAATCAATTATTACTTAAATTCTTTGCTGTTGTTCCTAGAAAAATGAAACAAGTAAGAGATCATTTAGTTAATTCTGATTCTGATTTACAAGAACAAAAAAATAATATAATTACATCAGAACAAGATACATTAGATGTAATGGCAGGACAAGTATCTTTAAACACCGCATCATCTCAGGATATTGATGATGAAACAGAACAAGAATTAGAAACTGATATTATTAAATCTTCAGGTTTAGATCTTAAAGAAGTTACAGAACAATCAGTTATAGATACTATTAAAAAATTAATGGCTGATAATTCTCATAAATTCAAACAGGCATATGAAGTAGTTAATAATACAACTCAAGAAAAATATAACTCTAATTTTAAATTAGCAAAAAATAAAAAAGAAGAATTATTCTGGCACGGTTCAAGAAATGAAAATTGGTGGTCAATCATTACAACAGGTTTATTAATTAGACCTTCTAATGCTGTTCATTCTGGTTCTATGTTTGGTGATGGTATTTATTTTGCCGATAAATTTCAAAAATCGTTTGGGTATACTAGTGGAAGAGGTTCATATTTTGCAAATGGATCACAATCAGAAGCTGTATTAGCATTATATAGTGTTCATGTAGGTGAACAAAAACATATTAAACGACATGACTCATCATGTTATAAATTATCAAATTCTATTCTAAGTAAAGATGGATATGACTCTGTTTTCGCCGAAGGTGGAATTGATCTTAGAAATAACGAATATATTGTATATAAATCAGAACAATCAACTATTAAATATCTTGTTATTGTAAATGCATAAAAAGAAAAAGAGACATATTAATATGTCTCTTTTTCTTTTTTATATAATTTATGTGTATATTTGTCTAAAATAAATCCTTAATGGTCACTAAAGAACAATTAGAATTTTGCAATTTCAATCAAATCAATGGACATGAATTTTTACATGATTCACATGATTTTTTATTCAATATCAAAACACAAGAATTATTCTTTACCGATGATGGTATGTGTGAAGAACTTATATGCAAGATTAAAGATATAGAACATCTTAAAGAAGTAATATTTGCATGGGATGGTACAGAATTATAAAATATTTAGTATATTTACAATAAAATTTAAAATATGAAAATGTTTATACCGGAAATAGGATTTGAATTTTCTCTTTCTAAAGAATGGAATTTTAAACTCGTTTTAGAACACAGAAATAATAAGCTTGTTGAAATTTTTTATCCTGATTATAATGTCAGTTATTCGTATCGAAATAACTATATCGAAAGTTTAGGATTCAATGGTCAATGTCTTCAATCTAAAAAAATATCTTCTATTATAGATGAATTGTATACAAAAGATATGTCAATGTTAGATTTGAATCAAGCCAAAGAAAAATCAATAAAAATATTTGAAGAAAATATCTCTGAATTGCTTCCTGAAGAAAATTTAGAACCTATTACATTTCCTATAGGAACTATTCTTAAAGTAGATAGAATTTATATTAGAAAAGGTGCTGGTATGTCAGAATATTCTTCTCTTTCTTTTTATGCCACATTACCAGGACAAAAGAAAAAATTTAGATTCTTTGCTAAATTGAATGATGTTAATACAATAGAGTTCAATGATTAAAGATACATTAAATATTTAGTTATTGTAAATGCTTAAAATAAAAAAAAAAAACACATTCTAATTAGAATGTGTTTTTTTTTTTATTTATTTATCAAAAATTAATAAATCTTTTATTTTTATACTTTGAAACATAAAGGTAATATAAGTACGATCAAAATATATTGGTACATTATATAATAATGGTATAAATAGAATATTTTCTATATCATACGCCGGGTTTCCATCTTCATCAGTATAAATTGTGCTTTCAACTAATTTATTAATTATATCATTTGATATAATTTCTCCAAACATAGAATTAAATTGTGTATTCATATTTAATTGTGTATCAGTATCTTCAACGTCTATTTTATGTTCACCATATTTATATAATACACCATTTGTTTCAAATATACCAAAAGTTTTTATCATTTTTTCTAATGTTATATCAAATGATATATTTAAAAATATATTACCATCATCTGTTCTAATTGGGTTAGATTTTACATTTTTTACAAAATGTGCTAATAATAAAATAATATTTTTTATTTTATCCATATAAGTATATAAATACGTTAATGAATTATTTTTATAATCATTAATCATATAATTTCTAATATAAATTAATTTATCGTTATCGTCTTCTATTTCATTCAATTCTTCAATATTTATATTAGGAAATATATCAGTTATATTAGAAATTAAATCTACTCGATCTAATATAGATATGGTTTGAATAAATATATAAAAATAATATTGATTAATAATAAAATCATTAATATAATTATAAAAAACATTCAATGCTTTTACATCATAATTTTTATTACTACCAAAATTAATAGCTGCATCACATGCTGTAATTAAATTTATATTTTGATCATAAAAATTATCTTTTTTATTAATAAATAAATTAAATTTATTTAACTCATCATTATTTAATTTTGGTATTAAATTTAAATATTCTGAATAATCTTTAATTAATAGTCCTGCCATAATTGTTTTATTTTTATATATTAAAAAATTATAAATAAAAAAAGTGGAATTTAAATTTTTGTTTTTTATATATTAAAAAAAAAATATAAAAAAAAAGTGGAATTTTAAATTCCACTTTTTTTATTTTAAATGATTAATTAAAACCTGTACTACTAGCTAAAGCACCATTTGTTGTAATATTGATTTGATTTACTATTGTTGCCATTGAAGAAACAATTATAATTGTTGTTTCTAATAATCCAAATTGATTATCAATTAATTCAGCTGTATTATTACTTTCATCAATTACGTTATCATAATATACAATTGCAGAACGATCTAAATATTTTTGACATATAGCATCGGCTTGTCTTTTAATTTTAGCTCTAATTGGTGCAATATTGAATTTATATTGATATTTGAATAACATTGCATATATTTCATTCTCTAGATCGATTAATACTTCTCTTGAGTGAATATATGATAATGGTGATTTAGGTGTGACTGACGCCGTATATTCAGATCCTATATAATATCCTGTATTTTTAGCATATAATATAGGATTAAGACCCATAGTATTCATAGCTACTAAGTCATCATCTGTAAATGCCATTTCAACATTAGAAATACCTAAAATTATACCATCTTCAACACCAGCTGCAACTGTATGATTATATTTACCAGCAATAGAAGAATTATTTTTTCTCATATAAGTATTTGCTATAAATGCTGATGGTGGAAATGATAAAGGTCTTCCATTATCATTAATATTTACATAAGGAAAGAAATATGCCGATGTAGATTGTCCTTCTTCTAAACCAGAACCTTGTGCAAATGTATATAAGAAAGCAGGATTTTGATCTGGATTTCCACCTTGTCTTACATAATCTAAATTTAATGTACCATTAGTATTTATAAAATATGGTGATGAAGATTGTTTAAATGATTTAGCACTTGGTGCATTAATGAATGCTAAACAATTTTTACGTTTACCTGTAATATCAGCTAATTGTTGTTTAGAATATTCAGTTAAACCTAAACCAAAACTATCAATTAAATATCTAAAATTAAATTTATTTTTATCTACAATAGCATTATATAATGATGTATCTTTTCCTATAATATCTAAAATTTCACTTAATCTAGTTTCTGTACCATTTGGAATTGATGTAGACTGTACTGTAAAACCTTTTAATACATTTCCTTTATATGTATCTATATAATTATCAATATTTGTATATCTTGTAGTTTGTAAATCACCATTAAAATCAGTAATATCAATTTTAATATCTGTTGTTAATTCAACATATTGTACATTATTAGCTGAATTTTCAGACCATGGTGATTTTTTTAAAATTCTTGCGAATTTTTTAGGATATTCACCTGGTTCTAATTCATTTGTATCAACATATGCTTTAATATAATCACCTACTTTAATTTCTGAATATCTAACAGAATCAACTAAAATTTTATTAGGTGTTTGTATATATGATGGATGTGTTTCAATTTCTAAAGTTTGTGTATATGATGCTTCTCCAGAATAAACATTAATATCTTGATTTAAAGATAAATTATTAATACTATATGGAGTCATTAATTCTCTATCTGACATAAAATCTACTTTTAATAATGAACTTAATAAATATATTTTTAAATATACTTTTAAATTATAATCATAAATATTTGTATTTTCTGTAATTGTTTCATTTATAACTTCTTCTTGAATTAAAAACGCAATTTCACCACTAGATAATACACCATCATTAACTAATCCTTCTATCACTGAACCTGTAGTAGGTGTAGAATTATAAGCATATCCTGTATTTACAGTAAATACATTATCATTAAGATTTGTTTTTATTAATAATTTCATATTATTAGCACCAACACTTAATCCTAAAGTATTAGCATCGGTAGAAGATAATATAATATAATTACCAATAGAATTAGTATAATTTAAATTAATATATTTATTAAATTTAAAATCATCTAAAATAGCTAATTTTTCATAGAAATAATCTCCAGTATTTATCATACCATTTACATAATCACTATAAAATTCAGAATTAATAGATGCAATACCTACTCCTGAACCAGAAAATTCAGATTTTGATGAACTTAAACCATCAACATCCATTATAAATTCATTATCGTTATAATATACAATAAAATTACCTAATAAAGATTGTGTTTTAATATCTGCAGAATCTGTTAATAATGTTAATGATTTATCACCTATATTATTAACACTCATTGAAAATTTAACTTTATCTGCATTATTATCAATAATTACAGAATTAGATACATTGAATTTAGAAGATAATTCAGTAAAGAATAATGAAGATCTATATGCTTTATAATCTGCTTTAGTAACATTTGATGTATTTTCGAATGTTAATGTAATATTATTAACAGTTGGTGCAACTATAGAAATATCATAAGATGAACCTACACCCATAGTTAATTGATTAAAACTATTTCCAACACCTATTTTTAATGATACTGGAACATAAGTTGCGTTATATACACTTGAATCATCTAATGTTCTAAATAAATATCCTAAAATAATTGATCCATTAGGGTAATTACTTGGATAAGTTAATCCATTACTTACAACAACACTTTCAGTTAAAGATTCAACATCATTAAATTCAGTACCAGATAATAATGTAATTTCACCTGTTGTTGGATCTATATATACCATATCAATTCTATATGTCATATCACCAGTTGATGGTACAGTTGATATAGAATCAAATGTAATAACATTAGAACCAGTTAATAATAAATCAGTTCCATTTATAATACATTTAGGACTACTATTAGTTGTTCCTAATGCAGATAATGTTAAAACTGGATTTGCTGTAGTAGGTAATGTAAATGTAGCATTAGTTAAATTTACTAAAGTATTATTAGCATATGATACAGTTCTTGAAGAAATTGTACCTAATCCTAATACATTATTAGATGTATCTAATAATTTAGATTCATATGAATCAATTTCTTCAATAGTATCATTATATGACATGAAATTAATTTTAGATTTATCTAAACCTACTAATGTTTCACCTATTAAATCAATGTTACCATTTGGATAATCAGTTTCAACCGCGTCTATATCGAAAGAACAAAATAAACCTGTTACATCAGTATCAATATTTACTAAAGTTTCTATAAATAAACCACGACCATTATTATCTTTAAAATATGGAATAACCGAACCTTTATAGTCAGCTAATACTGAAACATTTTTATCATTAATAAAACTATCTAATTTATCTTTTCTTAAACCAGAAGTATTAAAATATTTTGACCAATTAGAATCAACAGATAAAGTAATATAATTACTCCAGTCTCCTGATAAAACAACTAATCTAACTAAGAAGTCATTCATAATAGATTCAGGTCTAATCCAAGTTGGAACATTATTTTTTCCACCATACCATACTTCAGCAGTTACATCATAACCAGGTAAAGTTGTTTTAAACATGAAAAAAGTAATTTTTTTATCACTTACATTTGTAAAGTGAATCATTTTTTCTGGATCTTTTGCGAAATATAAAAATGATTCTGTATCTCTTTGCCAAAATCCAGATTTATCGAAAAAATCATCATATAATTGTTCTTTTACAATATCGTTGTCATATTGTGCTGATAATGACATAGATACATAATTTAAAGTATCTAATGAATTTGTTTTTAATAAATTCATAGCATACACTGGAGCAGATTGTAAAGCAACATCAATAGTTCTATGGAAATAAGAACCTTTTTTTTCTAATAATCTATCAATATCACCAAATTTAGTTAATCTTTGATTTTTATTTTGGATTAAAATTGGTTTATTAAAAACTGTACCTTTTCTAGAAAATCCTGGAATGAAATTAATAATTTCATTTGTTTGTACTGTATTTTCTATTAATGTAGTTTTTTCTTCAATATAAACACCATTTCTATTGTAATCTGATATGTTAATACTCATTTGTATATTTTAATATTTTTATTTATATATTAAATTAATTAATTTAATATTTTACTAATAATTTATTTTAATAATTTATTTTCTCATAAATCTACCAGTACCATTACTATATCTACCAGTTCTATTTATACCGGTTTTTTTATTAGCCATGTTACTGATATTTTTATATGAAATTGCACTAGGATTATATTCTAAATCTAATGCATTATCTATATTTTTTTGTATTTCAAATGGTAATTCTTTATAATATTCTGTACACATATTTTTATATTCTTTTTTATTGAAAATAGTACACCCATCAACTAAAGTCATAACTATATCATCATGTCCCGAATCTGCTTTATATGTAGTATCTCCAGATGGTGTATTTACTTTAATAAAGGAATCCATTTGATTTAATGTAGCTTCTTCATCAACATACATAGAATCAGTTTCTATTGCTTCAATATAATCTCTAACTAATTCTTTTTTATTTCTAGTTACTTTTAAACCTATTTTCTTTTTTTTATTTTCTTTATTATGTAAATATTTTAAAAATACAAAATTACCATAATTATTATTACTATCAAATACACCAGGTAAAGCTGCTAAAAATGCACCACCTGGTCCATTTATTTCTAAAACGGTTTTAACTCTTTCTTTATCTAATATTTCAAAATGTAATAAATAATATAATTCTGATAATTCTTTTTTATGATCTAATCTATTGAAATTATAAATAAATGTTTGTTTAAAATAAAATGCATCATATAATGATTTTATTTTATTTTCTTTTAACCATTCATTACTTCTAACCATTAATCTAAATCCATTAATTACAGAATCATCTTGTCCTAGACCTTCTGATACATCTATAGATGTTAACCAATAGTATTTATTAATTTGTTTTAAATCAAAGTCAGGATGCCATCTAAGTTGATCTGTAGTGAATCTTAATCTTTTATTTAAAACATCAATATCATGATTTACATATTTAATAGAACGTGTTTCCATTTCTTTAGCTTTATTTGCGGATAAAACTCTTTTAGAACCAGCAATAAATTGAATATTATATTCTTGATTAAAATTTTCTTCTCCACCAATTAACTTAACCTCTTGTTCTTTCCAATTTGTAATTAATGAACATAATTTAACTATACCTAAATCATCTTTTAATTTTAATTTTCTAATTGAATCTATATCAGAAAAATCTGGTATATTTAATATTCTAATAAAATATTTTTCACCTAAATCACTCGTTTCAGTTTCAATTATTGTTTTCATCCCTAAAGATCTTAATTCTTCTTGAAGTGAATTAATAGTATATCCGTAATTATTCATTTCAAAATCATTAGGATATAATTTAGGATCCATTCTAGTCCCTTTTGAACCGTCTTCAAATGTTCCATCAGGTACTTGCCACCATAATACTTTAATTAAAGTATACATGTTTTTATTATCATCACCTTCAGGTAATTGTGATCCTATTACTAAATCTTTAAATAAATTAGCACCATTAGGTGTAGATGTAATAACAATTTTTGATCCTTTAATAGATGATACTGTTGGTACGGCAGCTTTATAATAGTGGTTAATTATATTTGGTGGTATATGGGCAAATTCATCCATATATAAAAAGTCAATAGTAAAACCAATTGCAGGTTCTTTAGAACGTGCTTGTGATTTAATTCTACACCCATTATCAAAAACAATAGTTTTTTGATTCCAGTTTACAATTCCAGGTTTTAAAAAAAATGGTAGTAATTTATAAATATTCTTTATTTTATCTAAAATTTCTATTACAGTTTCACCTTTATTAGCTACAACCATACACCCTTTATTTGTGTTAAATATACAATAATGTAATAATGTAATTGCGGCAGTTATGGTTTTACCTGTTTGACGACTAGACATATTCAAAGTAAACCTATTTTTTGTATATGTATCTAATACTTTATATTGATAATCACGTAATTTCATTTGTCTTACTTGACTATCTTCTGTTTTAATTTTACAATAATTATTAGCAAAATAATGTATATCTAAAGCACACTTTGTAAATTCATCTAATTCATGTTTAGACCATGCATATGGTGCTTTCATTTTTCTAACACCAATTTGATTTTTAAACCACGGGTTCATATATCTAGGTAAAGCAAAACCTTGTGATTGCTTATCTATAATTTCTAATATATTCTCAGAATCAAATACAAATTGTTTATCTATATTGTCTGTTTTTTTTATTTTTTTAGCCATATTTATATATATGTTAATTTTTCTTATATATAAAAAAAACCATAATAGAAATTCTATTATGGTTTTTACTTTAGTAGTTTAATTTTTAATTATTTAATAACTATATTTGTTTTATCTAATTCTAATATAGGTAATTTTAAAGTTATAGTATATTTATTATTATTTTCTATAATTTTTAAATCTTCTATATATAAATCTAAATTTGAAATACTTGTATTATCTAAAAATATATAGTCGTTAATAATAAAATCATTTTTACTTACAATATTATTATAAGTAATAGTTCCACCTAAATTTTTTGTTGTTCTATAATCTACGTTATAATTTATTTCTAAAATTTTGGCGATGATATTATCAATAAAAAACAATACATTGTTTTTTAATTCTGTTTCTGATTCAGTTTTTGTAAAATTAAAATTAAATGTAAAATCTTGTAATTTTTTACTTTCACTAAAACATAAAGCTGAATATATACTAGTATCGTTTGTAATTATATCATGTATAATATCTTTTATAATATTTTCTATATTATTGTTCATCATATAATGCTAAAGTTATTTGTCTTTTATTTTTATCTATTTTAGTTACATAAACTTTAATTTCGTCATTTAAATTAAATGTTTTTCCATTTAATTTATTTTCATGAATTAATCCTTTAGATTCATGATCTAAATCAACTAATATACCAGGAAGTTTAATACTTGATACTTTTCCTAATAATATATCATTTACTTGTATAGTATCTAATAATGATTCTCTAAATACTTGAGTTGCATTTATATTTTTACCTTGAATATCTTTAATATAAAATTCTATTTTTTGTCCATTTTGTAATTCACCTTTTTCTAAAAGATCAATAGCTATATCACTTAAATTAGATTTATGGATCATACAAGTTAAACATGTTTTAAATTGAACAAAAATACCGTAATTTATAGTACCAGTTATAAATCCTTCATATAATTCTCCAACAACTAATTTTTTTGTTTCTTCTTTAATTAAAGTCATTAGATATTTTTTTCTAGAAACAATAAAATTATTTTTATTATCTTTTGTAAATTTATCTAAAATAAATTCAATTTCTGTATTAATTATAGAATTTGGATCTGGTAATTTATTAACATCGGTTAATAAATGTGGCATAAATAATCCAATATTTTCTTCATTAATATTTACTAAAACAATATATCCATGTTCATTATATTCGATAGGTGTACCAGTTAAAACTGTTTTATTTTCTACAGCTAAATTTAAAAAGTTATCAATATTTAACATTTTTACTTGGTGTAAAGAACCTTTAATAGTAAATCCTTGTTTATTATCTATAATCTCAGTTATAACACATGCCACATTATCTCCTACTGATAATTCATCAATAATAATTTTTTCTGTAATATCCATATCTACTATAATATTTGTTTTATAGTCAAAATCAATTAAAGCGTATTTATCATTAATTGATTGGATAACTCCTACTACTTGTTGTCCAACACCTATAATATTATTTTCATTAAAAATAGTATTATTTTTTTCATACTCTGAATAAACTTTAGCGAATACTGAATTATCTTCAATTTCAAATCCTAAATTTGTTCCTGTTCCTGTTTTTGTCATAATTATTTAATTTATAATAATTATAAACCAAATAAATAAAAAAGTTTAATATTTATTATCGGAAATTAAATCTACTTTATCTTTTACATATTGAAAATCTAAAAAATTATAAGTAAAAGTACCAGTAAAAGTTTTTGTAGAAATAGTTTGATCATTGAATGATAATAAGTTATCACTTAATCCAGTCCATATAACATCTCTAAATTGTATATGATATAAAGCATTTTTATTTTCATCCACTACAGTTATAATTATATTTTCATCATATGATTTATCTACATTTAAATAATGATTAGTTAATATATCTAACATTATTAAATAATTTAAATTTGAATCTACATTTAAAAACGTAACAGTTATACTATCATCGAATAAATCATAAATATTACCTACAGTTTTCCATTTAATTTGTTTTCTTCTTAAATTTTGTGGGTTAGATGTCGTTGGAAAATTTATACCGGGAAAACTAACAGATTGTATAGTTGAATTTATAAAATCTATTACTCTAGGATATAATTTACGTTTAGCACCTAATAAATCTAAATATCTTTCTTCTAATTTTTCAGGTACAAAATCTGAAGGTAAATTAAAATGGAATTGATTGTTTAATGTTGTTAAATTATTCATTATTTTATTTTATTTTTTAAAATTGATAATAATGTACTATTAATTTTTAATTTTGATTCATTTGATAATACATTAGTTATTTTATTATTTATTATTTTAGTACCACTAAATGTATCTGATGTTGTTGTTGTTGTTGTACTAGATGGTTTTTTAGTATTTAATGTAAATTTTCCATCATAAATACTTGTTTCTATACCATTTGTTGATAATGTTATATAAAATAAATTATTATTTTTATATATTTCATTTAATATTTGTATATTAGTTGATAATATTTTAAAAATTAAAATACCATTTATTAAATCAACTTCATTAGATTCTAAATATAAAGGAATTCTAATTTCTTTATAATCAGTTCTAAAAACCAAATTAACTATAGTATTATTTGTAGGTATTTCAAAGGGTGTTATTATATTATTTACATTTTTATAAATAGCTATTTTTATAACATTATCAAATGGTTTAATATATAATTCTAATTCACCTAATCCTAAAAAATTACTATTATTAGTAACATCACTAGCTACAACATTATGTACATCCATTAATACTGGATATGGTACATAACGTATTTCTAATTTTTTTTGTGATTTTCTTTTTAAATGTGAATTAATTATTTCATTAGATGGTAAATTAATTTGAACTGGTTTAGAATTATATAATTTTGGTTTTATTGATTTAGATATATTTATAGAAGTTAATACTTTTCCATATTTAGATACTTCATTACCTATAATTGATATTTCAGTAGTTTTAGTAATATATGATGAATCATCTAATCCGTATAATTTTAAATCTACTCTTAATGACGCTATTGTATTAGTATATTTAAATACCGGTCTATAATCTATTTTAGTTAAAAAATTTTCATAAACGTAATAATCTATAGTATCTTGTAAAATATTATCTTCATATTTAGATAAAGTAAAAATAATATAACTAGGACGACCACTTTCCTTTAATGTATTCATAAATATATCGAATTCTCCAATATTTCCATTATATAAACCATTGATAGTAAAATAATCACCATCTGAAGCTGCTTTAATTTCTACACCTAAAGTGTTAAATTCTGGAGATTGTGATAATGATGTTATTAATTCTGGTTGACTATTATATGTTATTTCATTTAATATTGTATTTTTTTTATATAAAAATCTAAAATCAAAATAAACAGGACTAGTTTGTGATAATCCTATACCACCTGTTAAATTATAATTAATAGTACCAGCCGTTGGTAAAGATCCAATTCGTTTTCTTGATTCATTATATATAGACGGAATATAAAGTGTTATACTTTTACCCCATAATTTACCATTCATATTAAACGCTTTAGCTTCTATATCAATCAAATTAAAATCACTAGGAATTGATGTGTCAAGATAAAAATTAGATAAATCAAAATATTTATCACTATTATAGCCACCTGTATATGTTCTAAGATAAAATCCTATATTATTAGGAAAAGTATAATGAATAGGAAACCATATTTTTACTTTATCATAAATTATTGGTTGATTATTTACAAATTTACTTTCCTGTAAAAATGTTTTATTATCTGGATCAGATATACCATATTTATTTATTAATTTATCTATTAAATATAATTGTTTAGGTAATTTGTTATAATTAGTCGTATCAGAAATATCTTTAGAAAATGAGAAAAAATTAGTATTATTTTTAATATCATTTATTATAGAATAATCTTCTTCATAATAAAATTGATCATCTTGTATATATTCGATAAGTACATCTTGATGTACTTGTATAAATCTAGAATTTGTTGCCATATAATGTATATATTTTATTTTTATTTTTCATATAATTTTATAATTTAAAAATAAAAATTGCTTATATACTAGAAAATTAGAAAAGTTTAATAATTGTTAATAAGTTTTTTGACCACATATGATATATAGTAAAAAAAAAAATAAAATATTTATAAATTATTAATTATGTTTAAAAATATTTTATTATATTTGTAAAAAAAAAATATGATTTCATTAGCAAAAAATTGGTCTATTAAATTATTAGAAAAAAATAAAGCTAGTTTTATTTTATTTTTTATTAAATTTAAGAAACAAATTATGTTAAATAAAGAATTGAAAAATATTCTTATTAAATATAGTAAAACAAAAAAAATCAGTAAAGATGAAGCATTATTGATTAGAACTATTGTTGTTGATAATTTGAAAATGGTTGGAATTGGTTCTTTATGTATTATTCCAATTCCTGGTTCTACATTTATTGTAATTTTTTTAATTAATAGTGCAAAAAAAATTGGTATTAATTTTACACCTTCACAATTTCTAGAAGAAGAAAATAAATAATTTTTATTATTAATAATATATATATATAATTGTATTAAAATTAATGAGTTTAAGAGTGTTTAATACTTATTTAATAAGATTATATTAAATAAGTATTAAACACTCTTAAAACATATTAAAAACATATTATGCGACAATTAAAAATAGGAACAAATATATTATCTAAAAAAACAAATAATATATCTAGATATTTTAAAGATATTTATTCTATTAATGATATATCATTTAATGAAGAAGAATTATTTAAAAATATAAAAGAAAATAATTGTGAAAATTCTAAAATAAAAATAATTAGGCATAATACAAGATTTGTTATTTCGGTTGCTAAACAATATCAATATATTAAAGGTATAGAATTAGAAGATTTAATTAATGAAGGAAATATTGGATTAATTAAAGCTGTTAATTTATTTAATAGTACTCATGGTTTTAAATTTATATCTTACGCCGTGTGGTGGATCAGACAATCTATTTTAGCATATATAACTAAAAATGGACGATCTATTAGATTACCATCAAATAAAATAACTTTATTATCTTCTATAAATAAAAAAATAAATGAATTAGAACAATTATATAGTACATCTAATGTAAAACCATATTTAGATGAATATTATAAAAAAAATGAAATAATAGGATATGAATATATTAAATCTACTGAAAATATTAAATCATTAAATGATGTGTTTAATGATAGTGATGAAGAATTAGGAAATTTAATTAGTTCAGATTCAAAAACACCTATGGATGTATTATTGATAAATGAAAAAAAAGATATTATTCAAAATGCCATATCAGAGTTATCATATACAGATAGAGAAATTATAATATCATATTTTGGAATTTTTGATAGAGATATTTTATCTAAAAAAGAAATATCTGATAAATTTAATATCAATTATTCTAATTTTAAACCAGTTTTAAATAAAATTTTTAGAAAATTAAAAATAAAATTAAGAAATTATAATAATATTGATATTACATTATCAAAAAATGAAATTAGAGATATTGAAAGAAATAATTACAATAAAAAAATATCCGATAATTTAATAAAAAAAAATAATGAATATAGTAAAAATTTAATATTAAAATATTCATTATGAGTAATTTAAAAAAAATAGATATAAAAGAATCATATACTATTAATGAAGTTTTAGATAATGTAATTCCATATACAGGAGAAAAACATTATGTTATCTTTGATGGTGATTTAATGAAAATGGAATCACAAAGATATAGATTATTTAAACGTGATGGTGTAACTTGTGTTAACTGTAAAAATAATGGTGTTTTCTTTAGAAAAGAAAAACATCAACATGACAAGACATATCATTTTAATCTATACGGATATGATATATATGGAAAAGAACTTTTATTTACTAAAGATCATATCATACCAAAATCTAAAGGTGGTAAAAATATAATGTCTAATTACCAAGTAATGTGTTATACATGTAACCACGAAAAAGGAAATACATATTAAAAAATCCAAGTTAGTTAATAACTGAGATTTTTAATATATATTTCATGGCATCTAATAAATCTCTTAAACTATTAAATTATAGTAAATCAGTTAATTCTAAATTACAATTATTTACTGAATTAACTCATGATTTTAATATAGGTGATTATGTTTATATAAGTGGTGGTTATTTTGACAATACACAAAATCTTTTAAAAAGTGAAGGAATATTTAATAAAACAAAAAAAGGATATAAAATATTAAATGTAAATTCTATAAATAATTCATTTATAATAGATTATGATATAGAAGAAATAGATTTAATTTATCCGTATGGTGTTTTATTGAATAAATTTGGAAATCCACAAGATACAGTAAATTTAGCATATAATAATTATTTAAATGATGATTTATATAAATCAGTATATGTAAGTAAAGTTATATTTTCATCAGGAACTATAAATAAAAATATAATTAATAATGGTGTTTATGGTACATATAATTTACCTATAAATCTTAATGGTTGGCCATATACACAAAGTAATATTATTATTAATCATATGATTGGTGTTAATATTATTTCTAATGGATGTACTATTAATTCTAAAACAGATACATCACAATCATTAATAACTGAAATAGGAATTAAAGAAGATTCATCAATTAGTTTAACAAATCCATTTAGTACTTATACAAAAAATATAAGTATTAATAATAAAACATATGGATATAATATATTTGATAAATTTACACAAAAAATAGATACTCAATTAACTATTAATAATGGTGTATTTTCAGGTACAAATGATATTTATATCATAAATACTAATATTTTTGGTGGTAAATATGGATCTAATGAAATTAAATCAGAATTATTAATGTATAGTGTTAGTATTAATAATTCTGATATTTTTGATTTAAATGTATCAGATGTGTTCAATACATATAATAGTAATGTAAATACATTTATAGATATAAAAGTATTAAATGCTGAATATACAACTACAAGTGTTGATGGATATAACGGTTTTAAATTGAATGTAGGATATGATTTTTTAGCTAATAAAGTATTAACTTTAGCTGTACCATATATAATGTTTGGTATTAAAAATAGTTTAAATTTTGATATTTTAAATAGCGTTAATGATTTTAATTTAATTGATGCATATTATACATTTGGTGATATTGATTCGGCATATATTGAAATAGAATTACCGGATTTTAGTGATATAGATTGGGATCAATATATTTTAGATAATGATATAAATTCATTAGATTTTTCTAATTTTAAAATACATAAAAAATCTAATACATATTGGTCAGAAGAAACATTCTTTAATTTTTCTAAAATATCAACATATGCTATATGTGATTATAGCATTAATATTAATGATTTTATTCGTTGTGAAAATAGTGAAATAAATACAGGATATTATAATAATGTAGGATATAATAATACTGATATTATAGGTTCATATAATGAACCTGTTTTTATGAAAAATACATATAATTTATTTTACACTTATTCAGATGAAACTATACCTAATAAAATAATATCTGGAGCACATATAGATGTTAAAACAACGATTAAAGGAAATATTAGTGATAGTGAAATTATTAATGGATTAATATTAAATTCTACAATATCAAATTCAGTAGTATCTAATGATGAGCAAAATACATTTATTTATAATAGTACATTAAATGATGGTTCTAAAATAAAAGATAATGTGTTTTGGGATAAAATAAAAATAAATTTTATTGGTCCTACAGATATATTATTGAATAATGAAATAAAAGAAGTATCATATTTAGGAAAGAGAAAAACTAAATTTATAGTAGGAACTAATAATTCTATTTCAGATAATATTAATAGAATTATATTATTTGGTACTCAAGGATATTATAATTCACAACATAAAATAACATCATCTACTGGTGGTAAATATACTTTAAAATTTGATGTACCAAATTTATTTAATGTTAATTCAAATAACGTTATTGATCTAACTGAATTCGATACACAAATAGCTATTATACAAGAATATGATGCTAAATATACCGCACCTATATCAACATGGGAACGAGATAATGTTTCAGGTATAAGAATTTTATATGGTTCTAATCCATATACTAATTCAGATACAGAAATGGTAACTAAATTAACAAATAAATCTGTATATTATATAACAGGTACAAGTACAACTTTTCCAGGACTAGCATATGATGATCCATCTATAACTAAAAGTGATCTTACTGGTGTTCCTGATACTGTAATATATACAAATCCAAATTATACGTATTTTACAACAAATAATAGACCTATATATATTACAACAAGTATAAATACTATTAATAAAACACGTCCATATTTTCCAGATTATACTTTAAATGAACCTAATATTGATACTAATATATGGTTAGAATTAAATACAAATATAGGTCCAGATATTACTAATATACATAATAATGATGGTATTGTGTCACCTATTAGTGTTCCATCTGGTATATCTAAATTTAAATTAAGGCTTAATAATGTATTTGTAGATTATAATAATAATTTAGCTACCACAGTATTAAATTCATTTATTGAAGTAGAACGTTTAGTAATTATAAAAAGAGATTCAATTACTGATGCCATTTTAGATTATACTATTACTAATTGTAATTTTAATCCAACTGGAATAAATGATTTTAATAATAAAGTATATTCAACATATCCAACATCTATAGATATAAAAGATTCTACTAATAATAATTTATCTATTAATTTAGATAATACTACTGATACTTATATTGAAACACATTTAGAATATTGGATAACATGGTTTTATCAATTTTATATACCAATGCCAAATATACTATTTCCTGAAAATCTATATACAGATGATACAATTATATCTGGTCATAGAACAAAACATGTTATAAAAAACAAATTTGTATATAGTAATGAAACTTATAATTTGATAACTGTTAGTGGTGATAATTTAATAACTAATAATAATGAAAATATAAATTATAATTATTAATATATAAAAATAAAATATAATTTATATGGCTGATACTAATATACATTTATTACCAACTACAGGCGCTATAACGGCAGTGAATTTTAATTCTGATATATCTATACCTGTTGATGTATTAGTTTCACCTGGTACGTATGTTACTAAAAAAATACCTGGTGATATTTTAAAAACAACATTAACAAGTCATATAACTTCATTATCTACTGCATCATTTACAAATATTAACGCTAGTATTAATAATTTAGGTCCAAATTATTTTAATAATACAGTATTTAATGGAACAGGCTATCTTACTAAAGGATCCGTAGTACCAAATATGTTTTTTGAAACTGAAATAACAAATCATATAAGTACTAGTTTTATATGGACATTTAAAGTAAAATTAGCTATTATAGATAGAGTAAATTCTACAACTATTAATAATATTCATAAAATAGAAAAATTATATACTTTTTTTAAACAACCAGGTGTAAACCCATATCTATTAGGTTCTGTTGTAGTTATTGAAGAAAATAGTTCAAATGTACCAAATTTACCGAATTTAAATGCTATTATTTCTACATCATTTGTTCAATTTAATTTTCCTAGAAATACAACATGGGATAGACAATATTCATATACTATAGAAATTAATAAACATGTATTTACATCTTAAAACATTGTATTATTAAATATAGGTTCATCTAGAATTTTTTCTAGTAGTTCTATATAATTATTATTTTCTAAATTAAATTCTATATTTATTTTTTTATTATTAGATAATAGTTTACCATCAGTTATTAATTGTTTAAAATCTTTATCAGTTTTAGCTTTATAATTTACATATTTTAAAATATGTTTAGTGAATGATTCACATTTAGCATAATATATAACATCATTTTTAAATCCTAAATCGATAAAATCATCCATATTAGCTATAAGTATATTAGGGATCATTATACATAAGAAATGTATAATGATTCTATATTTTTCTTCTTGTATTGGATTATTTCTTTTATTGATAATGTATTTAAAAATTCTTAAAAATACATGAGGATCTTCGCTATAACATAAAGAAAGAAGAATAAATATATTATTTTTTTCTTCATCATCAGTAATTATTTTTTCTTCATTATAAAACCATTTTAAAAGTTCTAAATTTTCTGTTATTATTTTATTTTCCATTCGTATGTATTTATATTTTTTTCTTCAATTTTCTTTTTATATTTTTTTTCATAATTTAGATAAATAGTATCTGATTTATCTATTGAAAAAAATGGTAGTAAATTTTTGTAATCTGTAGGTAAATGTTTCATCAATGAATTCATATCTTTTATATTCAAATTAAACCATCTTTTAAACGTATGAGGATCAATATTATCTTTGGCTAAATGATTTATATACTTTTCCCATAAAAACACATTAAAACCCTTCTTTAACCATTTATCTGATTTTCTTTTTCCTATATTATCATTATCAAAAAAGAATCTAACATCTAATTCATTTTCAGTAAATATTCCAAAATCTGTATTAATACCAACAGCACCGACTGAATTAGGCATGAATATAGAATCTATATATCCTTCAAAAATTGTAATAGTTTTTTCGAAATTTATATTTAGAATATTATATAAATAAGATAATTTATTATATGATATTGATTCTATAATATCTAAATCTGTTTCATAAATAGAATCATATAAATCTTTAAACGACCAAATAGTGAATCGTCTAAACGTTGATTCTATATTACGTTCTTGCATACCTATAATTTTATCACCTATTTTATTTATAAATAATACATAAGGTTCTGCCCATTTACCTTTAATTTTAAGACCTTCATAAAAATTATTTTCTATTAGATCTTTTGGAATTCCACGATTTAATAAATAAAAATACACAGAAGAACCAAATTCTACTTTTTTAAAATTTTTTAATGGTCCTTTACCAGATTTAAACCAATTTTCTAAATCGTCCATAGATATTAATTTATCAAAATTAGAAATAAACCAATCATTATCTGCTTTATGGTATAAATTAAATTGTGTATCTATATAATTTATAATTTCCATTTTCATATTAGGATCTATATGTACATTATAATCTTTACATAATTTTGTAAAAGTAGATCTACAATCTTCATTATAACATTTATAATACAAATTATTTAAAAATAAATGTCCACGTTTTTGGTGTGAATCTTTAGAACTATCACCACATATAGGACAAGCAAAAGAAATACGATCTATTTTTTTATAATTTATCTTTCTTTTTTCTGGATTTGTATGTACTTTATCTAATATAGATTGTATAGAAGTTACTAAAAATTCTTTATTTATTGATTCTAACATATTTTTTATATTTATTTTTTATAAAAAAGTTTAATAGACTTATCTTATTTTAATTTTAAAAAAAAATATTAATTTTCAATGAAACTTATATCTAAATATCTGTTTATTATTATACAAACGATCTTTTAATTAATATATACTTTATACATTTTTACAATGTGTATTTAATAATTAAAAGCAATAAAAAGAACTAAAAAGAAATTATGAACAATCAAAGAGAATTAAATTATGAAGAAAAATTTAAAGAAGTAACAGGACAAAATTTTACAAAATTTTACAACAAATATTTTCCGAAACTAGTATGGAAAATAAAAGCATTAAATATTAATAAATTAGATGCTGAGGATTTAGCTAATAAAGCGTTTATTCAATCTATTGATAAAATCCACCAATTCGATCCCGAAACAAAAAATAGTAATTATACACCTAAATCAATAGAAAGTAATTTTGGTACATGGTTATTTATTATAGGTATTAATTTAGGTCGTAAATTTAAAAAAGATAATGCAAAAACATTAGTTGTGGATATTAATGATAATTCATCAACAGAAGATTATGCTAATAATGCTATGCAATATTATATTAATGCCAAAATAGATGAATTAGATATTGATTTAGAATCACAAAATATTTCTATGATGAAATATAATGAAACATTAAAAGAAATTGATAAATTAGGTCCTAAATATAAAAATATAGTAAAGTTATGTGATATTGATGGACATTCATATAATGAAATATGTGATATATTAGGTATAAATTTACAAACAGTAAAAAATAGATTATTTCATGGAAGATCTAAAATTCAAAAAAATATTCAACAAAAATTTGAATTTATTACAGAACATTATTAATTAAATTTTAATATATAAATTATGGAAAATAATGAATTAAATATAAATGCTAAAGAACTTACTAAAGCACCATTTGAAGTAAAAGACGCATATAATAAAGAATTAAAAAAAATATTAAATATTTTTGATAAATATTCTAAAGATATAAATGGATCTGAAAAAATAAAAGAAGAAATATTAATTATTCTTTTAAATTCTAAAGATCCTATTTTAACATGGATCCAATCAAATGTTTTAGATGATTTAAATTTTCCAGAATATGCTATTGAATTTAAATTAAAAGCACAAGAATTAGGATATGCTATAGTTGATATTAATGAACAACAAAATATAGAAAATTATTTAGCAGATTTAGAATTAACTAATGAAAAACAAGAATTTATGTATAATAGAAGAGAATTAACCCCTTGGAATATTTTTGATAATGTAGAAAAAAAAGAGAAGGAATTTAATCCGTATGCAGTTCAAAATATGTTACAACATGACATGATGATGAAATTTGCATATGACCATTTAAAAACTGGTGAGTTTATAACAGACATGAAAAAATTATATGATACATATATTAAAAATAATGATGATATGTTAGATACTTTAAAAACATATGAAAATTATACAAAATATATTTTTGAAAATCAAAATGAAAAAAGTACATATGCTTCTATTTTTTATGATATTTTATCTCAATATAATTTAGATATTTCAAATGAAAACCAATTAAGTACTATAATAAATAAATTATCTTCAAATTTATCTGAAAATATAGAATATAATAAAAATAATTTTAAATTATATACCCAAGATATTAAAAATGCTATTAATGCAATAACAGATAGTTTAGAAATAATTGATATAATTGAAAAAATTAGAAAATGTGATGTATCAATTGAAGATTTTAAATCACCTGAAAGTGATTTATCTGAAAAATTAGATAACGAATTCGCAGTTCCTACAATTATATTAAATTATATATCTTCTATATTTAGACAAACCGAATTAGAATATTTAGAATTTATAAATAATGGTGAAATAGCAACTTTATTGTTAATGACAAGTGTAGCAATAAATTTAAAAAATTCAAAAATTTAATAAAAAAAAAAAAGATAGAAATTAATTTCTATCTTTTTTTTTTTTTAATATTCTACTTTATATTTTGGTTTACGATTATATGTTTTTTTAGATGCAATTACTTTATGATGATTAATTCTTAAACCATTTTGAATTTCTTCTTCTCTACGAATAGCTCTATCCATTTTTAACATCATATCTGTTGTAGCTTTTCCGATTTTAAATTTATTTTGCATATTTTCTAGTTTTTAATTGAACAATACAAATATACAAAAAATAATTTAATTAAAAAAACTATTTTAAAAAATACTTCTAGGTTTAACAAAATCACTTATTCCTTGTATTGCTTTATCTCTATGATATAAATTAAATATTGGTATATTTAAAGATTGAGCTAATCTTATTGCTTGTCCTGTTCCACCTGTATCTTTACCATCTTTTGTCCAACATACAACAAAATTGGTTGGTGTATTTAAATTTTGTCCTAAAATTTGACAAATATTTCTAGACATTAATTTTTTAACAGGTAAAGATAATTTTGACCAAGCTGGATGAAATTTTTCAGCTAAAACCATTGATTCAGAACTAATTTGATATAGTTCTGAATTATTATTATTAAATCCTTTCCATGGTAAAAATATTTCTTTTTTACCTTTCCAATTATCTTCAAAAAAAGTATCAGCACCACCAGCACCACCTGATCTTAAAATATAATTATTTTTAAATAAAAAATCATTGATCAAAGATATATCATTGATCAATGATTTTGGTGTTTCTCTAGATCCAATACCAGTAAAATAATTTACATTGTTGTTTGATTTCTCCATAGTTCTTTATATTGTACAGGTATATAATCAAATGGTACTACTGAAATATCAAACGACATTTGTCCTGGTTCAAATATTTCTGTCATGTGTTTTCTAATTGTTGCTTCATCAATTGAATCAATAAAAAATAAAAAATTATGAAAAGTACTTTCAACTAAACCATTAGAACCAACAACATCTTCCGATGGTTCTTTAAATACTTGAAATTTAGGTTTTACTTTTAAATTTGAATTTATTTTAACTCGTACTTGAAATCTTTCTAAATTTGTTGTATTTATTTTCTCTTCTACTTTTTCAGTTTTGTGTTCTTTAAATTTATTATTTAATTTATTAATATCTGATACAGTATTAAAAATATTTATAGTATCAACATCATCATGTTCTTGAAAAATACGTTGTTCTAAAGAGTCAATTTTTAATTCAACATTTGATTCGTCATTTGATTCGTCATTTAATTTATTTAAAATATCCATAGGATTATCTAAAATTAATTTATTTTCTTTTAAATCTTCTTGTTGTTTTTTTATTTTTTCTTTATATTTGTCAGCTCTTTTAATTTTTGCTACTTCATTACGTATAATATCAGATATTACTTCGATTAAATCTGTATTTTTATTTTTAGTTTTTGTAGCTTCTAATATAGTTTTACTTAATTCTTTATAATTAAAATTCATATTTATTTTATACTATTTTTATATATATTACCAAAAAAATCATTTATCCATACACCTATACTAGTACCTATTTGAACAGGAAAAATAAAAGATAATAATATAAAAAATAATATAAAAAATAATTTCCAATATTTTTTAATAAATAATTTTCTTTTTTTTTGTTTTATAATTTTATTTGCTATTATTTTAGCCTGATCTTGTATATTTATGGAATTCTTATTTTGATACATAAATATTATATTAAAATAAATTAAAAAAGTTTAAATAAAAAAAAAACTCTTTTAATATTAAAAGAGTTTTTTTTTTTATTTATTATTTATTTAATCTAAAGCATCGGATTGTACTTTAATAATATCAATAGTAGTTCCTAAAGATAATAAATCATCTTTTACTGCTTCAACTGTTACAATTTCTTTTTGTCTATCATCATAAAATACTGTATGTGATATATCATGACCTTTAGATTTAAAATCTTTTACCGTTTGTAAAATACGTTCACCTTTAGTATGATTTGTTTTAGTTAAAATTCCATCTATTTCGATATTATGTTTTAGTAAAATATCAGAAATTATATTTTCAAATCTTAATAATCGAGAGGTAAGTATAAATACTAAATATCCTTCTTCTTTATATGTTATTAATTTTTGATGTTGTTCATCAATTAATTTAATATCAAATGCTTCAGGACACATAGATTCAACTCGACCCCACCAACCTTGGAATGGCCATTCTTTTCCATGATAATTTGACCAGATAGGTTTACCATATTCTGGTAAAGGTGTATCACCTAAACAACCATCAAAGTCAAAAAATACAATTTTATTTTTCATATTACAAATATAACAATAATTATTTAAAATTCCACAAAGTATCTAATTTATTTTTCATATTTTCTAAAAAATCTAGTTTCCATTTTTCTAAAATAGAATTCATTTCTTGACTTTGTATATTATTATATAGAGCGTACATATTACGAAAATCATTATATGATAATTTTATAAATGATTTTTCATTAATTTTTATACTATCTAAAACATTTAAAACATTTTTGACATAATGATCAAAATCTTCTACTTTGTTTTTGAAAAAATTATAATTTTCAATTAAAGTTTCTAATACATCATTTTTATATTTATCAATAAATACATTAAATGTATCATACTCAACTTCTGTTTTTACAATATATTCTTCCATACAAAAAAAAATTATTTAATATCGTTTAAAACTTTATCGATTTTATTATCACTTATTAAATTAATATCTTTTTCTATTTTAATAAATTCGATATTTTCTTTATTTATATAAAGAAACATTAAATAATTATAAATACCATGTGTAATATTTAACGTTTCGGTTACATCATTAGTTACTAATTTAATTTGTTCTTCTGTTATGAACATATAATTAACATTAGTATCTATTACATAACTAATTAATAAAGTTTTAGTTTTTGTATTGAATTTACATTTAGCTAATGGTTTATATAAAAGAACTTTATATATATTTACTATTTGTAATGCGTGGTGTGTTAAACCTTCCGGTAATTTTCTATAATCTAAATTAGTTGAGCCATACCGACTTACTAAGTTATTACTTATAATTAATCTCTTAAAACTAAAAAATCTTTTTAGTTTTGTAAAAAATGTAATTTTATTTTTCATTAATTATTATTATTAAGGTTAGACATTTTAGATAAAATATGTTTAATATAAACACTTTTGCTTTTAATATAAGAATTTAAAGTCACAATAGATTCACTTAAAAATTCGATATTTGTTTTAGTTCGATTAATAGAACCTACTATTTCTTTTGAATAATAATCTAAATTATATTCTAGATTGTATAAATTATGTAACTGTTTTTTTTGTTCTGTTCGTAAATTTAACAATTCATTGAATTGTACACTAGCAATAGATTTTTTTTCTTTTGCTTCTTTTAACGTTTGACTTAATTTTTTGTATTTTTGAATTTTAGTTTTCATTTTTTTTTTTTTTTTCAAATATTATAATAATTTTTTTTTAAATATCAAAAAAAAAAAATTAATTTAAATAATAATTTTAAATTAAAAAATTTTTAATAT